AATCCTGAGATAGCTTGTACACCTAACTCTATTACATTAGAAATAATGAAAGATTTGTTTTTACTAAAACAAACGGATGTGTTTCAAAACTTTCCAGACCATAGGTCTTTAGATAACGTTTTAGATGTTGTGTATGATACCTACTATAAAGATTGGCCACAATCAATAATCATTGACCGTGGACCTGTGATGACAATAGGAAACTTTGAATTGATGCAAAAACATTTTAAACGTCCTTTTAAATGTATAATATTACTGAGAGATTTAATGGATGTATTAGCAAGCTATATGAAATGGTATACAGAAAATCCTGATGCATTTATTAATAAATACAATTGTAAAAATGATGAAGAAAAATTAAGCATGGTTATGAATAAAGAGGGTGCTGTTGCAAAAGAACTAGAAGCAATTAAAAATGCATTTAATTATCCAGACATATGTCACTTTATTAAATACGACGACATGGTAGCACACCCAGAAAAAACATTTATTGATCTATATCAATTCTTAGATATCAAACCATTTAAACATAACTTTCAAGACTTGAAACAGGTAGAAGTTAATGGTATGAAGTATGACGATAATATCGTAGGAAAGAATATGCATAATATAAGACCAGTTGTTAGAAAGGAATACAATCCTTACATAGAAAAAATTCCAGAAAGGATTAGAGAAAAATATGGACACATCAAATTTTAATTTTGTATTCTTAGGTCAGTCAATATTAAAGTATCAAGTACCATTAGATGTGTATAATACTATCAACCATATTTATGAAACTAAATACCCAGAATTAAAACCTGCTAATAAACAATTAGTCGGTAAGATAGAAAAAGAACATAGTTTATTTTTTAATGGTGAAGATAGCCCTAAAATGACTAAACATAACCATTTACCTGCTAATGTCTTAAATTGGTTTGAACAAAAAATGCGTCACTATTTAGATTGGAATAAAATTAAAGACTATAAGTTACATTTTAATTCTGTGTGGGTTAATACTATGTTTGAACATGAATACAATCCAGTGCACGTGCACCAAGGATCATTGTTTACAGGACTATCTTCTGTTATGATTTTAAAATTACCAGAGTCTTATGGTGTAGAATATTCTGCAGCTGATACACCACAAAATGGTAGATTACAAATATTAGGTTCAGCTAATGGACATTTTTCTCATGTAGATTATCAACCAGATATTAAAGAACGAGATTTTTATATATTTCCATATGATATGAGACATTGCGTATATCCTTTTAATGGTCCAGGATATAGAAGAACGCTTGCTGCAAATATGGATGTAGAATACGACCCAATTAGAAATAGAGGAGTAAATTAATGTACGAAAATACCCATATATCAGAACCGAAATGGAAGAGTTGGATAGTTCAAACTACAACACCATTATTTACACCTGATCAATGCAGACAGATTATTGAATCCGGTAGAGCACAGAAACCACAACAAGCACAAGTTGGTATGGGTAAACCTGGTGGCGGAACAGATACAAAGAAAAGAGTCACAACTATATCTTGGATTCCATTTAAAGAAATGGGACATATGTATCAAGACTTAAATAAATTTATTCAAAAGTGTAATGAAAATCATTTTGGCTTTGGAGACATACGAATAACAGAGAATGCACAATTTACAGAATATCCTGAAGGAGGTTTCTATGATTGGCATATGGATTGTGATGTAAACATGCAACACGAACCACCAGTTAGAAAAATATCAATGACATTGTTATTAAATGATCCATCAGAATTTGAAGGTGGAGATTTAGAACTAATGGCACCTGGTAAATTTGCAGAACTTAAACAAGGTCATGCAATTATATTTGCATCGTTCTTAAATCATAGAGTTAATCCAGTTAAACGAGGGGTTAGACAATCTCTTGTTGTTTGGTTTGGAGGTAAACCATTTAGATGATTGCTGAAGGATTTTTTCCAACTCTTATATACGCAGAAGATGTACAGCTAGATACTCAACAATTAGCTAATGATATTGTTGCTTGGTCTAAACAAGATAAAGGTGTTAAGAAAACAAATGTTAATGGTTGGCATAGCGAAACTGATATGCATATCAAACCAGAATATAAACCTTTAGTAGATGAATTATTTAAAATGGCTAATGAAATGTTTAAACAAGAACACTTAGATAGAGAACCAAGGATGGGCAATATGTGGGCTAATATAAATTATCCTGGTGGATATAACAAACCACACATACACCCCAATAGTTTATTTAGCGGTGTATATTATGTACAAACAGAACCTAATTCAGGTAAACTTATTTGTAATGATCCAAGACCAGGAATTCAAACTTGTATGCCTACTAGAATTAAAGGACAACCCCCCAAACATTTATGGAGAGAAGTGCATTTAGAACCTAGAATAAATAGAATAATTATGTTTCCTTCTTGGTTGTGGCATTGTGTTGAACCTAACGAATCTAATAACCTAAGAATATCAGTGAGTTTTAATTTTATACAAGATGGCTTTCAATAAATATCAAGTAATCAAAGGTGCGCTACCCTACGAGTTAGCTAATTTTATATTTAACTATTTTCTTCTTAAACGAGATGCAGTTAAATTTATGTATGATAATAATATTACTTATGACTCAGGCATGTTGGGCACATGGACTGATAAACAGATTCCAAACACTTATTCTTGTTATGCTGATCCAGTGATGGAGACTTTGTTAATGAAAGTATTACCAGTAATGCAGCAAGAAACAGGCCTAGATTTAATTCCAACTTATTCATATGCAAGATTATACAAGCATGGTGATGAATTAAAAAGACATAAAGACAGGCCTTCTTGTGAGATATCTACAACGATTAATTTAGGTGGCGATCCTTGGCCTATATTCATTGATGGCACGGGAGCTGACACTGTCATAGATGAATACAAAAATATACATAAACCTAACCCTCCAGAAGGCACTAAAGTCTTACTTGAAGTCGGCGATATGCTAGTATATAGTGGATGCGAATTAGAGCATTGGAGAGAACCTTTTGAAGGCAATACTTGCGGACAAGTATTTCTTCACTATAACCATGTAAATGGTCCTTTTGCTGAAAAGAACAGGTTCGACAAAAGGCCGATGTTAGGTATTCCGCCAATACGGAATACATAATATAATGAGGTTATATGTTACAAAAATTAGGATTTCTACCGGGGTTTAATAAACAAGTCACATCAACAGGTGCCGAGTCTCAATGGACAGGCGGTGAGAATGTACGTTTTAGATATGGTACACCTGAAAAAATAGGTGGTTGGAATCAATTAGGGGAATCAAAGCTTACGGGAGTTGCAAGAGGACTTCATCATTTTGTAAACAAAGCATCTACTAAATATGCAGCTATAGGAACTAATAGAATTTTATATATATACTCTGGAGGAGTGTACTATGATATACACCCTTTAACAAATCCATCAGGTACAGCTATCACTAGTGCATTTAGCACGATTAACAATAACCCAGCTGTAACAATTACTTTTAGTGGATCACATAATTTTTCTGCAGGAGATATAATATTATTTGGTAATACATCTACGTTTAGTGCTATTACTAATTCTAATTTTGGTGCTTCAGATTTTTGTGATAAAAAATTTATGGTAACTAGTGTACCAACTACATCAACTATTACTATCACCATGCCAAGTGTTGAAACAGGAAGTGGAGCAACTACTTCTGGAGGAATTACTTATTATCAATACTACCATGTAGGACCCGCTGAACAAATAGGAGCTTATGGTTGGGGTATATCTTTATTTGGTGGTACTCTACTTGGATCATTAACTAACACTTTAAATGGAGCTTTATTAAATGATACCGCTGGTACAGGTGGATCAGGAACAAGTATTACATTAACGAGCACAACTGGTTTTCCAACATCAGGAACTAATTATATTCAAGTAGACAATGAAGAAATTTCATACACAGGTGTATCAGGAAATGATTTAACTGGTATTACTAGAGGAGCAAGAGGTTCAAGTAAAGCCGCCCACTCTAATGGTGCAACAGTAACTAATACATCTAGTTGGACTGGATGGGGATCAGCTGCAGCTAACACTGACTCAGTAACAGATCCTGGTCTATGGTCCTTGGACAATTTAGGTTCTACACTTATTGCACTAATTCATAACAATGAATGTTTTGAATGGGATGCTGATGCAGCTAATGCAACAGCAACAAGAGCTACAATTATATCAGGTGCACCAACCGCGTCACGTGATATGTTAGTCTCTACT